TTTTTGAAATTAACAGCAAGCAGCCTTTTTAGAGCTGCTTTTTTTATGTACAGATGATAATAGTTATCCACAAAAAACAGAGTTATTAACGAGTTATCAACTTACGGTATACTTTTTGTAATTGTGATAAAAGTGAAATATAATAAGAGCATAGAAGAAACAAGGGTTTGAGAAGATTCTTAAAGGCTTATAAAAAATTATACACTTTTAGGGATTATGTATACTTTATTAGAGGTGATTAGATGGGGTATGAAGACAAAAAAAGATATCTGGATATGTATAAGCATTATGTATCAAGGATGAATAACTATCAGACTGAGATTGATTTTATTAATTCGCTGTATGGATTATCGTCACCGGAGATATCTGATATGCCAAAAGCACATAACCAGAGCGACTTATCAGACCGGATTATTAAGATTGATAATGAAACAAAGAAATTTATAAACAAGTTAAGAAAAGAGGAAGAAATAGCAGCTACAAAAGCAAGAGAAGTCCTTACTGTTATTAATACAGTCCAGGATGAAACAGATAAAAGAATATTAATAGCTAGACACATACAGCTTATGAATATGAAAGACATTATGAAAGCAGAAGGTTATTCACGCAGTGGTCTTATAAAGCGTTATAAAAGGGCTGTTAATTCGGTACAGTTATAAAAAATATTAAAAAAATAAAAGAGTGTACACCAGTACACATTAATATGTGTTATTTTAGTAATGTCGATACTGCATCGAATCCTATCTTTTATGCATTGAGCGCTAGAAATAGCGCTCTTTCTCTAAGATTAAAGCAGTAAGACCTATGACATATACGTGAGGCATAGTGAGGAGCAATATGATACAGGATGATATTGACTATGTAAAAGAGTGCATAAAGAATAATGAGGTGCATCGTTTTTATATATGGAGTAAATGGTTAAGAGTCCGGAAAGAAATACTTAAGCGTGATCACAATGAATGTGTTGACTGTAGAGCTGCTGGAAGGTATACGAAAGCAACTACAGTACATCATATTAACTATGTAAAGCATCATCCTGAGTTAGCTCTTGAGGCTATGTATATAGATGACAAAGGCTGTGAACAACGTAATCTTATAAGTTTGTGTCACGAGTGTCATGAGAAAAGGCATGGGTATAGACAAAAGAATTATCGAGCACCATTGACAGATGAGCGGTGGGATTAGATACCCCCGGGTAAAAAAATGCAAAAATTTTTGGCTCTGACAAATACCGGTGCAAAACTCGACAATCCAGATTTGCCTTGCACATTATGTAAAAAGTGATTTTATAGTTTTTAAGGGTATGCGTAACATATTTATAATATATATGCATACAGACACAAAATTGCTGTTTCAATTTTAACTTTCATGAATTCAGACAGGAGGTATATATGGCAACGATATCACAACGTATCAGGTGTTCATTGATTGAGCAGCTTAATCGTAAGAATGCAAAAGAATATCACTTTGAAAAGCTCGTTGATGATTATTGCGAATTGTATGATATCAAAGCCAAGCTTATCAAAGATGTTAAGGAAAATGGTGTAACTATAACAGAGTTTAATGTTAAAGGTTATGAAGTACACAAAGCTAATCCGGCAATCTCAGAAATATCTAAAATCAGTGGAGCTATGCTTAAGATACTTTCACAGCTTAATATATCTGCGGAAGATAATATATCCGAAGGTGAGGATAAGAATGATAGCGGATTATAGGATACAGAAGTACATTGATCTTGTAAGAAAAGCTCCATACAGGATGTGTGAGGAACAGTATCAGTTGTGTAATCTTGTTGAAAGAATATTTGAAACAGAAGACCTTGTTGTTAATTCAGAACAATTAGATAAATATTTAGCATTTCAGAAATACTTTCCATTCGATTTACTCGACTGGGAAGTATTTTGTTTTGCGCTGCATAATTGTGTATACAAGAAAAACGGACAGCTTCGTTTTCCGGTGCTGCTCATATATGTTGGCCGTGGTGCTGGAAAGAATGGATATCTTGGATTTGAAGATTTTTGTCTTCTAACTCCAGTGAATGGCATTAAACACTATAACATTGATATATTTGCTATGTCAGAACAACAGGCAAAAACCTCATTCTATGATGTATATAACGTGCTTGAAGAAAACAAAAGCTTGATGAAAAAGTACTTCAAGTGGACTAAGGAAGTAATAACTAATATAAAAACCGGTTCAGAGCTTGCTTTTAATACATCTAATCCTAAGACAAAAGATGGTTTCAGACCTGGTAAAGTAGATTTTGATGAATACCATGCTTACGAGAATATGAAGCTGGTGGATGTTGCTGTAACCGGATTGGGAAAAGTTCCATTTCCAAGAAGAACAATAGTTACTACGGATGGAGATGTAAGGGATGGACCTCTTGATACGGTGCTGGATAAGTCACGCAGGATATTAAGTGGTGAACTGCCTGATAATGGTATGATTCCATTTATCTGCCGGATAAAAAACAAGGAAGATATCAAAAATCCGGAAAATTGGCCAATGGCTAATCCATCATATCCATACTTTGCCAACCTGCAGGAAGAGATGAAACTTGAATATGATGATTATGTTATTGATCCATTAGGGAATTCTTCATTTGCAACTAAAAGGTGTAATTGCCCTGGTGGAGCTATAAGAGAAGACATAGTGACAGACTGGGAGAATATAAAGGCAACTAATATTGTTATTCCTAAATTTGAGCACGGAACTAATGCTGTGGGTGGACTTGATTATGCAAGCACAGAAGATTTTGTATCTGCAGCAATGCTTGTTATCCAGAATGGAATGGATTATGTATATCAGCATACGTGGATATGTGAAGCGAGTAAAGACCTGCCACGAATTAAAGCACCACTAAGAGAGTGGGAACGTAGGGGCTTATGTGAATTTGTAAAAGGTCCGGAAATTAATCCTGACCTGCCAGCACAATGGTTTGATTCTATGAATGAACGCTTTAACATTTTAAAGATAGGCATTGATAGATACAGGTATACACTTATGTCTAAGGCGTTAGCTGAATATGGTTTCACTGCTGATAAGGATGGAAAGATTAAGATAGTAAGGCCATCGGATGAAATGCAGCTTATTCCCACGCTTACAAGTCTGTTTAATAATAACAGAATTGCAGTAGGGGACGACCCACTGATGAGGTGGTGTATTAATAATTCAAAGAGAATTACATCATCTGCCGGAAATATGACTTATGGAAAAATAGAACCTAAGTCACGTAAAACGGATGCATTTAAGGCATTGGTGGCAGCAGAGATATGCAGGGATGAGCTTATTGCTATGAATGAGATTAATCAGACAATGTTCAACACTATGAATGTGTATACATATTAATTAACAAAGATATTAACGATGGGAGGTGAGAACATTGGGAATAAGAACTTTTTTTACAGACTTATTAACAGGTAAATCAAGGGAAACTGCTTTCAGGCAGGAGATGGAAGCTGTATATGATTCGCCTGAGTATCAGGCTATATCAGAGTGCATATTTGATATGAATATTGGCATTAATATGATTGCAAATGCTATTGCAAAATGTGAATTCCAGACAAGAATTCGTGGCCAGAATGTAAAAAAAGATGAATATTATCTATGGAATTATGCGCCAAACAAGAATGAAAGCTCAACATATTTTATAAAAAAGATAGTGTCAAAGCTCTTAAAGAACAACGAATGTCTTGTATATGAACTTGCAGGGCAGTTGTTTGTTGCTGATGGATATACAATGTCTGATGATGTTGTACGTGAGAAAGTATTTTCTAATGTCAGTACTGGAAGCTTTTCTGTAAATAGGGTGTTTGGAATGTCGGAAGTATTATATTTTAAAAATAATAATGAGAATATGACTGCGCTTCTTAATGGCATAATAAGCAGCTATGACACGTTAGTCCAGACGGCTTATGAAAAGTTCTATAAATCAGGTGGCGAAAAGGGCATACTGAACATTGATGCACAAAAGATTCTGGGAGATGCCAAGCTGTTAGGAAAAACATACGAGGAAATTATGGACGAGATGATGAATGTCCGTTTTAAGAAGTTCTATAATTCCCGTAATGCGGTGCTTCCACTTTTTAACGGATATTCTTACGAATCAAATGGGGCTAAAGAGTCAACCAAGAAGTCCACAAGTGAGTTAAAGGATTTTATAGATGTTAATGATGAGATAAAGAAAAAGGCAGCGGGAGCATTGAATATCCCATATGCGCTATACGCTGGTGAGATAGCAGATATAGATGCGCTTATGGATGAATTCATTACTATAACGATAGAGCCGCTGTGCGACATATTACAGACGGAGATTAACAGGAAACGCTCAGGCAAGGAGATACTTAATGGTACTGGTCTAAATATAGATACATCATCTATATCTTATATAGACATATTTAAGAATGCTGAAAAGTCAGACAAGCTTATATCTAGTGGGCTTTACAGTATTAATGAGCTTCGCCATAAGCTGAATGAACCAGCAATAGATAGTTCTATCGGCGATACTCATTATATTACTAAAAATTATGACATTATGAAAGAAGGTGATAATGGTGGACAAGAGAAAAATGATGTTTAGACAGGAGAAGAATGATTCAGGGGTTACTAAGATATATATTTATGATAATATAACGGCTCAGGGACCTTTTAACTGGGAAACATGGGAATATGATGAATCAGAAACCTCGGCAAAGCATTTTATAAGCCTGCTAGATTCTATACAAGATGGAAGCGATATAGAGCTTCATATTAATTCATACGGCGGTGAGGTTAAAGAGGGAGTTGCTATATACAATTTGCTTAAGGCTAAACAGGCTAATAAGATATGTCATATTGATTGTTTTGCATATTCTGTTGCTTATGTCATAGCACTTGGATGTGACAAGATAATAATGCATAGAGGCTCTACAATAATGCTTCACAACATGTGGTGTACCTGCAGTGGTAATGCAACACAGCTGCGCAAGGCAGCAGATGATCTTGATGAGATGATGGCAGCTAACAGACAGATATTTCTTGAGAAGTGTAATCTGAGTGAAGATGAGCTTATGGAAATGCTTGATAAAGAAACTATATTAAGTCCTGATGAGGCACTCAAGTATGGTTTTTGTGATGAAGTAGATTCCCAGGAACTTGTGACAGCCGAGGAAGGTGCTAATCAGTTCAAGCAGATGTATGAACAGCTTACATCACAGATGAATTCGCAGAAGTCACTTTCACTTATGGCAGCGGAGTTTATACAGCAGGCGGCAATCAGTAAAGCGGCTATGATGGAAAAGGAAAGACTTGAGAAAGAAAAGCTGGAAAAAGAGCAGGCTGCTAAAGAAAAACTGGAACAGAAAAAGAATAACGAAGCTTATAAAGCACTAACAGAACAGCTCTGTAGTGCTTTTTTTAGTGCAACAAGTAGCGCACTAAGCAATAAATTATCATAATCAGGAGGAAAGATATGTTAAACAAAGATTTATTTCAGGCGGCAAATGCAGAGGCACTTGCCAATTTATCACAGGCACTTAAAAGTGATGATACAGAAGCCGCTACAAAGGCTATGGAAAAGTTTGGTGAGAATATAGCTAATATTATTCATGAAGAGGCAGAACAGCTTCAGGGCAATAATGATGCGGCTATTCTTGCAAGCAGAGGTGTAAGGCAGCTTACAGGAGAAGAAAGAACATTCTATACAGAATTAGGTGAGGCTATGCGCGCTGGAAACCCTAAGCAGGCACTTGTGAACATTGACAGGGCTATCCCACAGACAATTATTGATACAGTTATTGAGGATATGCAGAATGCACATCCGCTTCTTAGCGTTGTTAATTTTATCAACTGCCAGGGCGCTATCAAGATGATTGTCAATGCTGATAATATTGACCTTGCAACATGGGGAGCATTAACGACTAAGATATCTACAGAGCTTGCAGGTAAGATTGATGTTATGGATATGACACTTGCCAAGTTATCAGCATTTATTCCTGTTTCCAAAGACATGTTAGACCTTGGAGCATCGTGGTTAGATAATTATGTGAGAATTATCTTATCCGAGGCATGTGCCGGCGGTCTTGAATTAGGTATCTTAAAGGGTACAGGCAAGAATCAGCCAATCGGTATGTGCAAGAATCTTGATGGCTCAGTAAGCCAGGGTGTGTACAGCGATAAGGAAAAGGTTAAGTTAACAAGCTTTGATCCAGTAGAATATTGTGCTATTATAGCAGACCTTGCTAAAAAGCCTAATGATGCAGGATACAGGGCAGTTCCATCAGTAGCATTCATATGTAATCCGGTGGATTATATAGCGAAGATTGTTCCTTGCACAACAGTCAGGGATTCGGCCGGAAACTATAAGAATAATATATTCCCTTATCCAACAACACCTATACAGTCTATTGCACTTGATGAAGGTGAGGCTATTATTGGTCTTCCAGCAAAGTACTTTATGGGTATAGGTGCTGGCAAGTCAGGAAAGATTGAGTATTCAGATGAATACCAGTTCCTTGATGATAACAGGGTATATCTTATCAAGATGTATGCTATGGGTAAACCTAAGGATAATAATGCTTTCAAGTATCTTGATATTACTAAGATTAAGCCTATTTCTCTTAAGGTTGAGGTTACTAATACAGAGGAAAATCCTGTAAATACAAAGGCTAAGGCTTCTGCATGATGAACGAGGTAAGTGATAAGCTTCTGGAGGATATTAAGAATAACATAGACAGGACATGGAAGGATGATGCAGCGGATAAGAAATTATCTGGCATCATCCTGCGTGGCTGTAACAGGATTAATGATATATGTGGCTGCGAGTTCGATTATGAGCAGGAGAATACAGCAAAAGAGTTATTAATCAGTTATGTTATGTATGCTCTTGCAGGAGCATTAGATGACTGGCAGAAGAATTATTCACAGGATATTAACAGGCTGCAGCTTATACAGGAGGTGAAGGCCTATGCTGACAGGGAAGCAAGCGAACAGGGAACTGTTTAACGATGGTGAACTGGATGTGTATTCTACGAATAAAAGAGTTATTGTGCAGCATAAAGCACACCTTAGATTCGGATTAAGAACAGTTGGCGTTACAAGATTCTATCAGGCCAAGATAGCTAATAGTGGCATAGACAGGCTTATAAGTGTACCACTTAATCCATTTATTAATACGAATAATACAATTATTATCATAAATGGTGTGCAATATACAGTAAGCCAGGTTCAGGAGAAGTATGATACAATTCCTCCGGCTATGTATGTAACGCTTAACAAGGCTATGCCGGAGTTTAGCAGAAAGGAAGCAGCGAATGAAGGTACTTAAATCTTTTATGTATAAAAATATAGGTGCAACACAGGGAGATGACATAAACATATCTGATGATGAACTTGCTAATACACTTATAAGCAAGAAAATTATTGAACCTGATAAGCTGATAAAAAAGAAAAATGTTCAGGTATCTGAACAAAAACTGGAAGGTGATTCTAGTGCCGAAAACGGTAAAGGTTGATGCACTTGCAAGTGAAATTATGAGCCTTCTGCACGAGTATGCCAATGATGTTACTTCTGATATGAAGAAGGATATTGATAGTGTGGCCAGAGGAACAGTTAAAAGAATTAAGGAAAAAGCGCCTGTAAGACATGATGGCAGAAAGAAAAAATATGAGCCTGGCTCTTACAGGGATAGCTGGAGAAGTACTATTGATGAAGAGAATTCGTACAGGAAAAGCCGGATAGTATATGCCGGAGGACATCAATATTCTCTTACACATCTTCTTGAAAATGGTCACAGGATAGTACGTCCGGATAAGACTGATACAGGCAGAAGAACAAAACCTATTGCACATATAAAGCCGGCAGAGGACTGGGCTGTTAATGAACTTGAAACAAGAACTATAAGACGTATAAAGGAGAACAGTAATTGAGTTTTAGTGAAGTTGAACAGATGATAGCTGAACTTGGTCTGCCTTATGCATACTGGTGTTTTGATGAAGAGGAAGTACCAGCAGCACCATATATAATATATTCAATGCCGGAATCTGATAATATGGCAGCAGATGGCAGGGTATATCAGAAGGTAAATAAGTTGTATATAGAACTGTATGTAAGTGAAAAGAGTCCGCATATAGAAGCGGCACTTGAAGAGCTGCTTGATGCGCACGAACTTTTTTATAACAGACAGGAATATTACATAGAAAAAGATAAGATGTTTGAAGAATTGTACGCACTGGAGGTGTAATGATGGAGAAAGAAAATAAAGTTAAGTTTAATCTTAAGAATGTACATTATGCGAAACTTAACATTGATGAAGAAGGAACAGTCACATATGACAAGCCTAAGGCTATTCCAGGGGCTGTAGAACTATCACTTGATGCAAAGGGTGATACAGAAGAATTCTATGCAGATGGAATGATATATTATACTTCTACAGCTAATAATGGTTATGAAGGTGATCTTGAGATTGCATTAGTTCCACCGTCTTTTGAAACGGACATTCTTAAAAATGAGCTGGATGATAATAAGGTGTCGGTTGAAAATAGCAACACAGAATCAGCAGAATTTGCGTTATTGTTTGAGTTTGACGGGGATGCAAAGGCGGTAAAACATGTATTGTATAGATGTAAGGCAAGCCGCCCATCCATGGCATCAAAAACAAACGAGGATAAGAAAGAGGTACAGACAGAAAAGCTGTCTATAAAGGCCTCCCCTCTTGCAAATGGTAATGTTAAGACTAAGACGACAACATCAACATCAGATGAAATTCGAAATAAATGGTATGAAGCTGTATATATTCCAGTAAAGGCAGGTTAATATTATGATATTAAAAGAGATTGATATTGACGGAAAAAAGATTAAATTCAGAGCGTCTGCGACAGTTCCACGACTGTACAGGCGTTTTTTTATGAGAGATATCTTTAAGGATATGCAGAAGCTTGCTGCACAATCTGAAAAGGCGAAAAAAGATGGAACGGACTTTGAGATTGATGACCTTGAAATGTTTGAAAATGTTGCTTATGTTATGGCTAAACATGCAGACCCGGATATACCTAATGATCCGGATGAGTGGCTTGAGCAGTTTGATACGTTTTCTATATACCAGGTTTTACCAGAGATTTTAAAGCTGTGGCATCTTGATAACCTTACAACGATAGAAAGTAAAAAAAAATTAGAGCAACTAGCAGGGAAATGACAACACCATTGTTTATGTACCGCTGTTTACAGATAGGGCTTTCTATTCAGGATTGTGATTATGTAACAATAGGGCTTGTGCATGATATGTATGCAGAAAAAATGAATGATGATTATGACTGGCCAGTTGTGGCACAGCAGGAAGACTTTGACCGCTTTTAATGCCTGGCATTAAGGCGGTCTTTTTGGAGTTGGCTTATGGCGAAAAGTAGAATAGCAGGAATTACTGTAGAAATTGGAGGAGATACAACTAAACTCCAAAGTGCATTAAAAGATACGAATTCGGCAATAAAGACAACACAAAGTGAATTAAAAGATGTTAATAAGTTATTAAAGCTGGATCCTACTAATACTGAGCTGTTAAGCCAGAAACAGAACATACTTAAAACTGCCATAGAAGAAACAAGTAATAAGCTTACAGCCTTAAAAGAAGCTGAGAAGCAGGCGGCAACAGAGGTAGGACAGAAGGGCAAGATAAGCCAGGAACAATATCAGGCGCTCTGCAGGGAGATAGTTGCAACAGAGCAGGAACTTAAAAATCTTACTAAAGAAAGCATGTCTGCGAATGCAAAGCTTGCAAGTATTGCTGATATTACTGGAAAGGTTGGCGAAGGAGCACAGAGCATTGGACGTAATATGTCTAAGGGAAGTGCCGCTATTGTTGGTCTTGGTGCGGCGGCAGTAAAAACGACTGCTGATTTTGAAAGTTCTATGAGCAATGTTGCAGCCATATCAGGTGCAACTGGTGAGGATTTAGAAGCACTTAAGAGTAAAGCAAGAGAAATGGGGTCACAGACTAAGTTCTCAGCTACAGAAGCTGGTGATGCATTTGGTTATATGGCTATGGCAGGGTGGAAAACATCAGATATGATTGATGGTATATCTGGAATAATGAACCTTGCTGCAGCATCAGGTGAAGACTTGGCTACAACGTCAGATATAGTAACTGATGCACTTACAGCTTTCGGATTAAAAGCAGAAGATTCAGGACATTTTGCAGATGTTTTAGCGGCTGCTTCTTCTAATGCCAATACAAATGTGTCTATGATGGGTGAGACATTTAAGTATGCAGCACCTATTGCAGGAGCATTAGGCTATAGTGTAGAAGATACTGCTGAAGCTATTGGACTTATGGCAAATAGCGGTATAAAGGCTTCACAGGCAGGTACAGCACTTCGTAAGATAATGACTTCCTTAACTGGTGATATTGAGATTGAAGGAAATGAGTTAGGTAAGGCAACAATAGCGACAACTAATGCAGATGGTTCAATGAGAGGTCTGTCAGATATATTATCAGATTGCCGTGAAGCGTTTGGCCAGTTATCGGAATCAGAAAAGTCAAGTGCCGCAAGTTCTCTCGTTGGCACGGAGGCTATGTCAGGCTTTCTTGCACTTATGAATGCAGCTCCTTCAGATATAGAAAAATTATCAGGTGCTATTACTAACTGTGATGGAACAGCAGAGAGTATGGCTGCTACAATGCAGGATAATCTAAACGGTCAGATTACAACACTTAAAAGCCAGCTTCAGGAGCTTGCTATAAGTATGGGTGAACTTTTAATGCCAAGTATATTACAGATAGTACAAGGCATTATGAGTGTTGTATCACAGTTTAATGGAATGTCAGAAAGCTCTAAGCGGCTCATAGTTAATATAGCATTAGTAGTGGCGGCGATTGGTCCGGCACTGATAATATTCGGTAAGATAGCAACTGGAATATCATCAATTATAAGTCTTGTGTCTACCATTATTCCAATAATAACGACATTGATTGGAATAATAACAGGAACAAGCGGCGCTGTTGCTGGATTGTCAGGTGCACTGGCAGTACTTACAGGACCGATAGGACTTGTTATAGCTGCTGTTACGGCGGTGATAGCTATAATAACAGCTTTATATTTTAAGTGTGATGATTTCAGGAACTTTATTAATACGAAATTCACGGAATTAGCATCGTATTTGAAGAACTTTTTTGATGGAATAATAACGGCTATTCAGTCATTCTGGGAGTCAGCCGAGCCGATAGTTATTACGGCAATAGAGCTGATAAAAGGTCTTGTTATAGCATTTTTTGAGTTTATCGAAATGCTGGTAACATGGTCAATAGCAACTATTACAGCTCTTATTAAAGCAGCTCTTGTAATTATTCAGAATGTTGTAAGTTCTGTACTTAATACAATCAAAGGTATTATAGATGGCGTTATGAATAGCATCCAGGGTCTAATGGATGTAATCCTTGGGATAATTACAGGAGATTGGGATAGAGCCTGGCATGGATTGCTTGAGATTATTGATGGCATTGTTGAAGGCATAGGAAGTATTATTGGTAATCTTGTATCATTTCTTTACAATACATTTGGAGATTTGGTTGATGTGGCCTTTACATGGGGAGCTGATATGATACGTGGATTAATTAATGGTATAAAATCTATGTTTGATGCAGTTGGAAATGCGGCCCTGTCAGTTGCTGATAAGATATCAAGCTTCCTGCATTTTTCACGTCCGGATGAAGGACCTCTTAGAGATTATGAGGAATGGATGCCTGACTTTGTTGGCAGAATGGCAGAGCAGATTAACCAGCAGAAGCATCTTATATCTGATGCAGCCATGGAACTAGCCACTAATCTTAATATAAGCGGTATGGTTGCTTCTGGTTATCAAGACAGCCCGACAACAAGCAACAATACGCAGATTAACTTTAATGGTAACTATAATTTTAAGGATAAGGCAGATGTTGATTACTTTATGAATCAGGCTGCATTGAAGTTGGTGACTGATAGATGATAGTGAATAACAGTAATGCAAATATTGACTTACGAAAGAAATATAAAAATGTTGTGTGGCTTAGTCAGACGATTAAGCAACGTAATGTAACAACTTATGTTGACTGGCTGGAAGAAAGCTTTCTTCCGGCAAAGTCAAAATCAAACAGATACACGGATTTTGAGATATGTATAGAAATGCTTGTTAAAGGTGAAAGCAAGGAAGAGTGTGAGCTTACTATGAGTTCTATAATGAGTGATTTTGATACTGGAGAGCTGCAGCTTGATAATATGAACTTCACATATGACTTTGACTTTAAAAGTGAAGATAGGGAACTTGTCAAAAGATGGCTATATAGTTATAAGATTAATCTTAATGCATATAGCAAGAAGGGAATATTACGTACTGTAGAATTTACCGGAAAAGAAAAATCACTTGTAATGGAAGGTACTACAAAGTCACCAGCAATCGTAACGATTACACCGGATATAGCATTAGTCAGTCTTACTATAAAAGGAATAACTGATGAAGCTATAACTATTAAGGATATAGCCAGAAATGCAAAGATTGTTATTGATGGCCAGAATTGTACGATTATGGAAAATGGCAAGAATATACTTGATAAGACTGATCTATGGGAGTTTCCAAGGTTAATGCCTGGAAAAAATATTATTACACTTGATAATTCGTGTAGTGTGAAGATTGATTATAGGGCTTTTTATAGATGATTTAAAAATTGGAGGATAAGTGATGAACATAAAATTAGGAGAAGTAGTTGATTATGCAGTTAAATTAAAGGAACTTTCATATAAGAGGTTGCCTGTTAAGATAAGTTATGCAATAGCGGTTAACTTGAAATTGCTTATTAATAAAGCAGATGACATAGATGAACAGCGTAAAAAAATCTTAACAGAAAAATGTGAAAGAGATGAGCATGGAGAGCCTAAATTAAAGGAAATTGTTGAAAAAGACAAAAATGGAGAAATTATAAGAAAAAAGGAATCTGAAAAAAGATATAAATATGTGTATGAAGATAAGGAAGATGAATACAAAGCTACAAACGCAGTTAAAGAGCTAATGTACATAGATGAAGATATAAAGATTAGAAAGATTAAGTTTTCTGAATTGGAAAAGTGTGATTCTGATGATTATGACAGGCTTACTGGAAATGATATAGAATCGTTATTGTTTATGCTTGAGGATTAGAAAAGTAATGAAGAGATAAGGAAAGGAGCGGTACATGTTACGATATAAAGATAAAAACGGCATAGTATCGCCGCTTACACAATATAAGGATTTATATATCGAAAAAGTACTTGATTATGGCGATAAAACACTTGGGTTCAGCGCTGATCAAAGTGTTGTAGATAAGATTCAGCTTGAAGATTATATAATAACTAAGACGGATGAATATGTAATTAAACAGATTAATGATTCTGATAACAACTTTTATGATATAGTTGCGAAACTTAATATTGATGCACTTGAAGGTAATGCATTACAGAAGTTTGAAACAGTAGAGCAGACAGCTTTAAATACCGCTAATCTTGCCTTAGCAGGAACTGGCTGGACTTGTGAATGTGATATTAAAAAGAAACGTACAGTAAGAATGACTAATAGTTCATCCTGGGACGTCCTTAAAAAAATTGCAGATACATTTAGATTTGAAATGATTATAGATTCCTTAAATAAGAAAATTATCTACAAGGAAAAAGTAGGAGAAGATAAAGGCTGTTATTTTTCTGATCAGCTTAATCTTGTTTCCTTAAGCAGTCAGTCGGATACTACGAATTTTTATACAAGAATTCTTCCACTAGGCAAAGATGGTCTTACTATAGAGTCTGTCAATAATGACAGTAAATTTCTGGAAAATCATATTTATAGTGATAAGATTAAGACATACATCTGGAAAGATGAAAGATATACGATACCAGAATCTTTAAAAGAGGATGCAGTGGCTAAGCTTGAAGAGCTGGCGTGTCCTTATATATCTTATAGCTGTAAGCTGATTGACCTGGATAATTCTTGTGATGTTGGTGATGTTATTACGATTATTAATAAGCAGAAGCATACAAGAATAAAGCAGCGGATAGTTAAGCTGAAGCATTTTCCAGATAATCCGGCAGATGATACCTGTGAGATATCTAACTTGAAGCTTTCGTTTTCTTCATATGTGCAGAAATATAATAATACATCTGATACAGTTGATAATATTACTAATGATAATGGTACTGTTGATGGTGATTGTATTGATAATATTGATGCATCTAAAGTACTTAATATCGATACAGTTATTGCAAATAATGCGGAGTTTGTGAGTACTAAGACTAAGATACTTGAAGTTGAACAAAGCATGACAGCCGCCGAAGCCAAAATAGGTACATTGGAAACGACAACACTTAAGAGTGCTGATGCGGAGATACAGTATGCAAAAATTGACGAACTACAAGGCTTTAGAGCAGAGTTTAATGAATTTAAGACTAAAGATTTTACAGCTGTAACAGGTAGTGTAAAAGACTTAAATGTTGATGTTGAAAAGGTGAATACACTTCTATTTGGCACTGCCACAGGTACAACTATAACAACAGATTTTGCTAATTCTGTTGCTTCTGTAATAGGTAATGCACAGATAACAAGTGCTATGATAAAAGACCTGGCATTTGATAAGATTATTGGTATAGACATTAATACAACAGTAATGAATGTACATAGTGATGATGGTAAGTCTACGTGGAAAGATAATACTATTCAGATAAGTGACAAGGACAGGGTACGAATCCAGCTTGGTAAGGATGCATCAGGCGATTATAACATTTATATCTGGGATAAAGATGGAAAACTAATGTTCGACCCGCTCTATGGTGTTCAGGAATCAGGCATTAAGAGAGCGATTATCCGGAATGATATGGTATCTGATAATGCTGCTATATCAGGAAAGAAGCTTGATATAGACAGTGTATTTAGTGTTATGAATGCAGATAAGAGCAATACTTTTAATGCAAGCAAGATACACGTAGATACAACAGACCAGACATTAGAGAGCACATTTCAGACTATTAATAATTACATTGATGGTGGTTCTGAAGCGTGGGGTTCAACTATGCTTCAGGCAAAGACGTTTATTGACCATAAACTTTGGTGGACAGATATAGACGAAGAAGGCAATTCTATAAAAAGCAAGTTTAATGACGTTAAGACAACATTAGACAGCTTTAAGATAGATATGTCAGATGTTACCAAGCAGCTAAATGGGACATTTGAGATATATGATATTACAGAAGCTCCTACCCTGGATAATTACCCAGCGAGTGAGTTCTTTGTGAAAGTGTATCCGGCGGAAGACTGGTACCCTCTTGAAACAGATACATGGCAGTACTCACAGGAAGAGTATGCTAAGCACGCAGGTGCGGTAGCTTATATGAAAAGTCCTAAGCGTGCCTGGAAGTTTCTTAAACAGACATCTGGGTTATATGGATGGACTGAAATATCATCAACAGAGACTGCTTATATGCTTAATAAGCATACAGCGTTCCAGGTTGCTATTGATGGGATAACAGCGGAAGTTAGCAGGGTTAAGGTTGATATCAAGGATAACTATATAACAACTGAATCTGCAAAATCTCTTATAAGTCAGAGCGAGGAAAGTGTTACATCTTCTATATCCAAGACTTATACAACTAAGACAGATTTTACAGATGGAATAAAATCTACAAAGGAATATGCAGATGGGGTTGCCAGTACAGCACAGTCAGCGGCGGAGGGTACTGCAGCAAATGCATTGTCGGATGCCTTAAAGAATTATACAGTCACAAAGGATATGGAATCTGCTATAAAGCAGTCAGCGGATAGTGTTAAAACATATGTGTCTGAAACATATAAGCGGACAGGTGGGGATTTTAATACATATACAGTATCGGAAACTCCGACCCTGAATAATTATCCAGCAACAGAGTTTTTTGTTCCAGTATATCCAGCGGAAAACTGGTACCCACTTGAAACAGATACCTGGCAGTATACAGATGAGGGATATGCAGTGCATATAGGAGCTATAGCATATAATCCAACAGCTAATAAAACGTGGAGATTTGTTAAGAAAAATAATGCTTGGACATGGGAAGATATATCTAACACAGAAACAGCATATATGCTTAACAGATTCGCAAAACATGATGTGACTGTAGATAATATAACAGGCGAACTTACGAGTGTTAGAAAGGATTTAACAAGCAATTATTCCACTACAACCGAAATGGTTAATAGGATTGTTCAGGAGATTAAGGATGATAAGTCAGTAATAAGTTATTCGTTACAAGCGACATATGCTACACAGAAGTATGCAGATGATGCAGCAGGAACAGCTACAACCAATGCTACTGGTTATACTGATACCGCATTAAAAAATTACTCTACGACATCAGATATTATAGAATCTATAAGCCCAGGTCAGACAAGTATAACTGCTGCGGTAAAAGCAAAGTTGGGCGATTATGCTACATCTGCAAGTCTTACGGCATTTATAGAGAATAAGGATGGTCAGTTAAAGAGTGCTATTGAAGCTATTGCAGACACGATTAACATAACGGCGCGTGGAGGTCTTAATCTAAGCGGTAATAGGTTTACGCTTAACAGCACTAACACAAATATTAAAGCTGACGGAACAATAACCTGTAAAAAATTGATTGGAGAGGGTGGAACTATTGGTGGCTGGAAGATAGATAATGATAGTATTTCAACTGTAATAAAGGATAAGTCATATAACTATTTAATTGCATTAAAAACAGAAACAGATAAAGATTTGTATATTTTTGAAGTACTGAGAGGCGATGTTGAAGGATACGATAGGAATAATCCAACATGGGCATTAGATAAAACAGGAAAAATGAGAGCTGGCAATGCTGAAATCCTAGGTGGACATATTAATATACATTCGAGCGATAATACAGGATATATTGTTGCTGATTCTATATGTGCAAGAGATAAAATATACATTGGACCGCAGAACACTTACAAGGAAACAGAAGCAGGAGCAAGAATAGAAGCATCTAATCAGGATTTATGTTTTTGCGCATCTCCAGAACAGCTATATTATCTTAGATTAGGAGTAGATTATGTAAATATAACAACCGTAAAAAATGGGTGGCATTTCGGACCAGATGGCGGTGGAAATATAGACCTTGGTACAATAGATCATAAATGGAATAATATTTATGCAAGGAGCTGCTTTGTGGATGACTATTATTACATTAAAAATGCAGCAGGAAATTATGTTGAATTATCTGCGTGGATAGACAGTAAGATATCAAGGGCAGTATCAGATGCTGTTAGTAACAATGAATCATCTTAAAGAAATAGTATTAAATTAAGGCACTATGCATTAGCATGGTGCTTTTTTAGAAAGGAAAAGACTATGAATTTTATAGAATATGTAAAACAATTGTGGAAAAATGGACCAAACGGAGGCACCCCGTGGAGTGCCTCACGATTAAACCATATGGAAGAGGGAATTAAGGCGAATAACGAGATGATAAGTGAGCTAAATAGTAATTTATCTAATGTATCGTATGTATCGAATTTAATTAATGTTAACAATGAGTGGTGTGAAATTGCAACATATTCGTATGGTGGATGGAATGCTTCTAGGTTTATTATGATAGGAGCAGAGTCAATATATTTAGTAGAATATGGACATGATGTAAATGGTAAAACATATTTAACTCGCTGTAATGCAGTTAAAGTTTTCGGTCGTGACAAAATAATTGGTTTTAAGGCAATCAATAACGTATTGCATATTTATATAAAACAAACTAACAATGCCTATTCGTCTATTGCTTGCTTAGGTCTTCGTACAGAGAATTATCCTCTTGTTCAATTTAACTATAAAGTAACAGATTTGACCGCTGATGATATGGATAAAATATGCTAATTAACTTGCACTTCCTATATAGTAAGACCACTTTCTCCATATTGTCTCAACTCCATCACTGCGTAAGACACCTTGACCTACTCTCACGGCAAATTTATTTGAGTACATATAAGAAAATACAATCTGGACCACTGTATCTGCACCACCTCGGCACACTATCATTTGTCCATAACTCGGTACAATACCTGTAGGCTCATTAATAAAGCTTCCTCCCTCCAGGCGATAAAAACCGGATGTTAACACATCATTCAAATTTGAGCCACTCATAATTGAATATATTGTATTAACCTTATTACTATTTAGCTCAC